AATGTAACGAATTAGAAAAAAATATTTCAGATACTGAATTATTAGAAAATGAAATAACAGAATTAGATAAAGTTTATACTAAAAATTTAAAGTTTATTTATGACATTATTAACCATTATCAGACATTAAAAGATAATGAAAAAAGACATTTAATAGCTTTAGAATCTAAAAAGAATCTTAAAAAACATTTTTTAAAAGGGGGTTAAAATGTTAAATAATAAAATAAAAACTGTAATTAAATTCGGTGGTTTTTATGAATCAATCCATTCTCATTTAATAGATTATCAAATAGATGATTATATTGAATATTATAATCAAGAAAATGATACATCATTAAATTATGATGATTATGATTTTAATTATAAAGATATGCAAATGCAATATCTTAATCAATACATATCAGATTATGTAGATTTTATAGAATCAGAATACAATCTAAATATAAAAATTGATGATATAACTTTATATCAACCACAATATTATAATTATTCTACAGATGAGATTGATTGTTTTATATCAAAATCAGATGAGAATAAACTAATTAAACATTTTAAAAAAGATGAGAATTTTTTAGAATATTTAAAAGATTCTTGTAAATCAAGAAACGGGTTTATATCTTATTATAAATATGATTCTGCCATTATGAATCAAGATAATATTTTAACGCTTTATATATTTGAATATATAGCAAATAAATATCAAGAATCAGATAGGTTTAATACTGATATATATATAGATATATCAGAAAATCAACCTGAATTAGTATAAATCACAAAAAAGAAACCCTGTAATCATTCGTTACGGGGTTTTTTTATGTCTATTGATACCTAACCTTACAATAAAAAAAAGACCTCTTAAAAGGTCTTATATATCTTTAGGGTATAAAATACCCCTATATGATAGGTATTATACAGTAAAAAGAATTAACAATCAAACAATTAATAATAAAAATATGAGATAAAACAAAATGACAATTAAACTAATAATTAACATTAATATAGAAGTAATAAGGATATTTTTTAAATGTTTAATAATATTTTTAAATATATAATTATTGGCTTTCGGTTAATCAGTCTTGATAAAATCAATCTTCGCTTTAGGGCTACGATTGATTATTCTACTTAATACTAAAAACAATATAGAAGATTTTATCAGATAAAAAGATACCTGTCAATAGATAGAAAGTAGATATTTATAAAAGAGTGATAAGTAAAATAAATCAAAGATAGTGAAATAGTTATTGACAAGTTTATTTAACATATGCTCTAATGACATGGTAGTTAAATTTTATTAACAAGATAAAGGATAACAAAATGAATACAGAATATGTAATATGGGGTAAATCTAGTAAGAACCCTATCCATGAAAATATATTATTTTCTGATATAGATACACTATCAAAGGCAAAAAAGATAGAACAGATACTAATAAATAATCATGGTTGTTTTGATACAAGATTGCAAAAGATAGATTTTAAACAAGATATCAATAATATGTTTATTGATTCTATTAATATTTAAAGGGGTATAAATAATGAGTGAATACGATACTAGCAAAAATGTAACAATAAACTTTTATGATGATTCATCACATGGTTGGGCAAAAGTCTCTATCAATGAAATAAAAGAATTGGGTATTGAAAAAGATATATCAACCTATTCTTATATGACAGATGATAGCGTTTTCCTAGAGGAAGATTGTGATTTAGGGGTATATATCAATGCCATTAAAAAACAATATGGTAATGATATAGACATTAATTTTATAGACCATAAATCAAGAGTAGATGAAAATGGTTTATCTTGCATAAGAGACTATCCACGATATAGGAGTAATTAATATGAATAAATGGCTAGATAAAAATTATATTGATTTAGCTAACACCTTTGAGCGAGACTATGAAGTTGGTGTTGAATTATGTAAAAACAATAAAGTATCTGCTTTAGATTACTTTAATAAATTAGATGGTAATAAATTCTTTTCGTCTAGTTTCTTAAAACCTAGACTAAAAGATACATATTACTTTTTAACATTAGATAGAGATATCAGAGGGGAATAATTATGTTTACATTATTTAGCATACTAGGGTTGCTAGGGTTACTAGCATTATTAATAGAAGAATTAACAGGAGAATAAAGATGAATCATAAAATTAATTTAGATATTAATACTAGGGCATGGTATTTATCTGTAGAAGATGATACAGGCACTTACTCTACTATAGATATTAACGACCATAAGGTTAGTGATATTATCAATGAGTATATAAAAGATATGGAGAATGAAGATGAAATATAAAGATTATAGTTTCCTAGCAGAAAAGAAAAGAAGAAGAAATTGTTTTTTGCTAGGTATTGTAAGTGGTGCAATTTTATTATTAATTATTATGGAGTTATTAAATTATGTTAAGTGATACACAAAGAGAAAGGTTAATACAAGCAAGTGCAGTAGGAAAAGAAATTAAACAAGGTTCTCATGGTGAACAATGGGAAAATTTAACACAAGAAACTAGGGAAAAGGTATTAAGAAGAATAGCAGAAGTGGAGTATGAATTAGTTATGGAATCACCTAGTGAGTTTAATCAACAACAAATAGAAGATGTTAAAAAGGAAAGGAAAAGTATATTAAGACGAGAAACAAAAAAAGGATTGAGGTTTAATTATAAAACTAAAAAATTGGTAGCTATCAGTGCATAGCTATCTAGCATTAGATGAGAATGGTGAACCCTTACGAGCATTTTACAGTAAAGAACAGGCATTGTTTTATATTGAGAATAAGAAAGGGTTTACTATTAAGTTTACAGGGGTAGCAGAAGTAACAGAAACATTAAGTGAGTATGAATTAGCAGTAAAGAATTGTGAACCATGTTTATTTTAAAGAAAGGAGATTAAATATGAATTGTGATAAGGAGTATGAATACGAAGTGATTGGTTACTTACTAGCAAAGGTAGACCAAGAAACAGGTGAAGAAGTATTAAACAGGCATGGAGATGTAAAGTTATTTAAACACCTAGACAATACGATTGATGTTCTAGGATTTTCAGAAGAATCAGTAGAGGAGATAGTGCAATGAATATTAACCAAGAAAAGTTATTTAACATAGTCGGTAAAAAACTTAACAGTAAATTTACCAAAAAAGAATTAATACAGAAACATTTAACTTCACTTTGGTACAACGCAAGACCACAGTTATTTTATGGTATTAGTACAGAAGAATATATATCAATAATAAAGGAGAATTAAGATGAAATGTTTTGGAGTTATGAGTAATGATGAACAATTAAATTATGTATCTGAACATGGTGGTTATGTTGATGATGGCATAGGATTAAATTCAGATGGACATGAGTTTCGTTGTGATTGTAATTGCCATTGTGATGGATTAACACTTAATTTAAAGGAGAGTTAAGATGAAAATAATAGCGTGGAAAATAGTTGGATATGATGAAGATAACAACGAGGTTGAAATAGATATACATAAAAGCCATGTAGCAAATGTTGTTGATGATTATATAACTGAAGAATATGAGGAGTATGAAGATGAGTAATTATGACTACGATATAGATGTCAATATACCAACAACAGTTAGGTTAGATAATGGCAATGTTTTAGATTTAAAATTAACTAGCAAAATTTTAAATGACTCAACGCTAGATAGAATTTTTCAAGACATTGATGATTTTTTAGAAAATGAATTTCAAGGGGGTATTCAGTAATGATTAATTTAGATAAAGGCACGAATGAATATGATGAAGATGAACCTGATATGGCTTATAACGGCTACTTCTTTGAGATAGAAGAAGATGATGAAGATGATGAAGAAATGGAAATAGAGGTTGAATTAGATATTAAAAAAGAATTGTTTGACGAATGATTGATTGTTTGTTAAATTCTTTTACTCAAATTATATAAAGGGAATAGTGATGACATTACAAGAAGTATGTAAGAAATTAGAAGTAACACCAAATCAATTAGCAGAAAAGTTTGAACCCAAGTTAAGTAGACAGGCAGTATTCTATTGGGGGCAAAGGGGCATACCTAAATTAAGACAATATGAAATTAAGGAGATGTTAGATGATAGAGCGAGAGAGAATACTAGCGAGGTTTGAAAAGGTTTATAAGTCAGGTGATGGTGAGTATCAATGTTTATGCCCTAGCCATGATGATAGAAACGCTAGTCTAGGGTTAAAGTTTAAAGAAGATAAGATGATACTCAATTGTTTTGCAGGTTGCAGTATGGAACAGATATTAAATGATTCAGGACTGACATGGAATGATGTTATGCCGAATACATTAGATACAGAATACAAGCCACAGACAAGGATAAGATTTTCTAATCCTTATGGAGTGCTAAAGGCAACAAGAAATGATTTATTATTTGTTGCATTATGTTCTAGCAGTATTCGTAAGGGGCAGAAACTAATAGATTCAGATAATAATAAGTTATTTGAAATAACAGAACGATTAAAAGGTATATATAATGACATTAAATAATAATGTAAAAAGTATAGGTGATGAATTAAAAAAAATAATAATTGAAGATAAGGATATAGACAATTATTTTTCTGCTAGGGACACAGATGAACATTTTAAAATTAAATCACCTAAAACATATAGCGGTGAAATACTTGACTATTTTACTCAAGATGTAAATGGTGGCATACCATTACCATTCACAAAGTTTGAGGGGTTGTTTAGGGTAAGGGAACATGAGGTAACTATCGTATCAGGTTACAGTGGGCATGGTAAGTCAGCATGGCTTAACTATGTGATACTCAAGATGTTAGCAGAACACAAGTGCCTGATAGGTTCTTTTGAGATGCAATGTAGGGCAACACTAGGAAGAATGTTACAACAAGATTCAGGAACACAAATGCCAACACAGTTAGGCATAGATAATTTTTTAGATAAGATAAACGATAACTTATTTTTATATGATGCAGAGGGAGAGACCTCTCCTGTAAAGGTATTATCAGTGATTCAGTATGCTAAAGAAAAGTTAGGGGTAGAGGTATTTGTTATTGATTCATTGACCAAGATAGGTATTAACAGTGATGATTATAACAAACAAAAACAATTCTTAAATCAGCTATGTGTTTGTGCCAGAGATATTGGGGTTCATATATTCTTGGTGGCTCATAGCAGAAAGACTGTAGATGAAAAAGGACTGCCAAGTAAATTTGATGTCATGGGTTCTAGTGACATTACTAATCTAGCAGATAATTGTTTGACAGTATTTAGGAACAAGCAGAAAGAAAAAGACATGACAGATGAAGGTGCTAATACTATGGAGATAAGTAAGCAGTATGATTGTTTTGTTCAAGTCAGTAAGCAAAGACATGGCACAGGTTGGGAAGGTTCGGTAGGATTATACTTTGATAATAAATCTTTTAGATATGGGGAGAGACAATTTGGAATCCAAACAAATATCCGTTAATGAATTTTTAAAACAAATGAAAAAAACATTTGGGCAGTTTGAATATAGAGCAACGAGTAAAGAGGGAAAAGTATTTAAGTCACAAGGGTGGAATAAATTAAATAAATAGTTTGACAAATAAAATTAACAGTAGTAAAGTATATTAACTTTTAAGAAGAAAGGAGAAATACCATGAGTAAATCAACAGAATTAGCACTTGCAGTTCAGCAAGAACAATCAGACGACCAATTACAAGCAGAAATGCACCAAGACTATTTGGAGATGGAACAGTTGAAGAAACTTTCTTATCAACAAGAGATTCTTGACCAAATATTTGGGAGAAACAGATGAGTAAATACGCAGAGTTAAGAAAGATAGATGTTAGTAAATACACAGAAAAGAAAGGTAAGTTTACTTATCTATCATGGGCATGGGCAGTAGATACATTACTGCAACATGATGAATCAGCAACATGGGGTTATGCAGACCCACTGACATTACCTGATGGCAGTATGATGGTGTTTTGCACAGTTCAAGCATTTGGTAAGAATGTAACTGCACAATTACCTGTGATAGATTTTAAGAACCAAGCTATTAAGAATCCTAATGCTATGCAATTAAATACGGCTATGCAAAGATGTTTAGCAAAAGCTATATCATTACATGGTATTGGTTTATATATTTATCAAGGTGAGGACTTACCAGAGGGAGATGTTCTGGAACGCATAGAGAACATTCATAAAGAGCAAGGTATTAACAAGGCAAGACAATACTTCAACGGACTTAATGAAGCTGACAGACAATTATGTTCTCCATTTATTAAAAAGTTACAGGAGAGTCAGTAATGGAACAATTAATACAATTAAATTATGACTTTGACAGAGAAGAAATTAAACCTGTGTTTTTGTCCTCTTATAAAAATATAAATTGTAAAGTTATAAAGTTAGATTGTTTACAAGATGCAATTTATTATTTAGAAAAAGAATATAATTCTATTCTTGGGAGAGTTTAAATAATGGAACAACGGACAGATGAATGGTTTAAGGCTCGTTTAGGTAAGGTCACTGCTAGTAAGATACATGACATTATGATTAAGACTAAAGTAGGAGAGTCTACTTATAAAACAAAGTATCGTATGCAGTTAGTGACTGAAAGATTAACGGGTAAAGTTGTGCCTATGTTTATGAATAACGCTATGGCTCATGGTGTAGAGTATGAAGATGAAGCCAAGACTTGTTATGCTAATCATAGGAAGTTGCTAGTAGGAACAGATGTAAGAGATGTTGGCATGATAGACCACCCTAGCATAGATATGTGTGGTGCTAGTCCTGATGGGTTAGTAGGGGATGATGGATTAATAGAAATTAAATGCCCACAACCTATGACACATACCACAACATTAGAAACAGGAGATATACATAAAAGATACATACACCAAATGCAATGGCAAATGTCTTGCACAGGCAAACAATGGTGTGATTTTGTGTCTTATCACCCTGACTTTCCTGATGACTTAAAATTATTTATCAAGAGAGTGCCAAGAGATAATGAGTTAATAGCTCGTTTGGAAGAAGCAGTAAGCACATTCGTGCAAGAAGTAGAATATAAAATTAAAACCATTAAGGAGAATCAACATGGCTGAACAGTATGACAACACAAACAGGTTTGCATTATTTAAAAATAATAAAACCAAAGATTCACAACCTGACTACACAGGAACAATTACTTTAGAAGGTGGTAAAGAGATGTCTTTGAGTGCATGGGTAAGAGAATCTAAATCAGGTAACACTTACATGAGTGGACAAATGCAAGAACCATATGTGCCTGATAATAGTAACGCACCTAAAGAAACAGTAGCACCTAAAAGTTTTGACGAAATAGCTTCAGATGTTCCTTTCTAGCATGAAATATTTATTGCTAGGAATGATGTTTAACTTACCTGTTCTAGCAGATAGTGTTTGGGAGAGTGATGGTTCATTAACTATTATTGAATCATCAGAACCTACCTATTTATTTATTGATAGTTCAGGAGATGTTCAAGTAGAAACACAAGTCTCAAGTGATGAGCCAACATTTGTTTATGGCAGTGATGAATTAACAGTTTGTCAGCCAACAGGACAAGGCTCTATATGTTATTAACTAGGGGGGTGAGATAGGGGAGGAGACTCCCCTTATCTTTATTTATTCATGACATACATTGTTACTTCAAAGCCAAATCTCATTTCAGTAGCTGATGGTTTTGTCCACATAATTAAGTTCCTTGTTGGTTAATCAAGCCTTGATTTTAGTTTAAAAGTAATAATAAAAATATAGAAAAATGTATGATTTAATACTAATGATTATAAGGAGTAGAAATGAGTGATACGATAAACCCTGACCATTACAAGAAAGGGGGTATAGAAACAATAGAATATATGCAAGCCAAGATGAGCAAAGATGAGTTTTATGGCTACATCAAAGGCAATGCACTAAAGTATATTAGTAGAGAGGGATTGAAGTCAGAAAAATTAACTGACAAGATAGATGACTGTAAGAAAGCAATATGGTATCTTGAACAAATGATTAAAGTTCATCAAACAGAACTAAAACTTTTAGAAGTTAAAGCCAAGCAAGATGAATGGATTGATGACGAATTGCATGACGAAGATTAATAAACAAGAAGTATTTTTATATGGCGATAAGTTTGTTTGCCATAAATGTGGTCGTGATGCTATGTTCATGGATAGTGATAAGAAATGGTATTGCTATTTTAATTGGTATGACATAAAGGAAAATCATGGAATCTGCAAAAACGATAAAAATACCAAGTAATCCTGTTTGCCATTCATGTAAAAAGAAAGCAAAAATATATTCAGATGGAAAATGGTGGTGTTGTTTAAACACAGAAATGGGAGAGTTTAATTCATCAGGTTTTTGTAAGGAGAAGAAATGAATATCAGTTGTCCTAAATGTAAAGATGTAGAAATGATATGGGGAAACGATTGGGACAATGATGATGATATGGATAGTAAATATTTAATATGGAGTCAGTATAGTTGCCCAGGGTGTGAAACGATAGTTAATGTATATTGGAGTGAGGAAGATGGCAAAGGGAAAAGAAGCACTGAAAAATAATAAAGATGAATGGAAAGAACATCAGTTTATATATGATGGATATAAATTTACAATGACTTACAATAAAAAAGATTTTAATATTGCACATGAATTAACAGGAAGGATTATAACTAAAGGAAACTTTAAGGAGTAAATCATGATTGAGTTTGCATTTGTAATGGTAATTAATCTAGCACCAGAACCTTTAACAGATTGGCAATATGTTGGGTCGTTCAATAGCTGTCAAGAAGCCGTTTTATATGTAGACTTGCACTATCCAGACCCAAACAAAGTTGAAATGGAATACAAGTGTTTACAAAAAGAATATATACATTTACCAAAAGATACACAAATTAAAAACATAGACATGAAAAACAACAGCGTAAGATATTATGATAAACATGAAGTATGTAAAGTAAGGAGAGATTGTGATGGGTAAAGGCAGTGGCAGAAGAAAGCAAGACATAACAGATGAAGAATTAGAAGAAGCATGGAATAGAATATTCAGCGGTCATCCAAATGAAGATGACCATACTAGAATTAGAAAGAAAAAAGTATCACCTGAAGAAAATGGTGATGATGATGGTTATGGAAACATTATGAAAGGTAATGATTAATGGCAATAAGTCCAACACAAAGAACTCTAAAGAAGCTACGGGATAGTGGTGATTATCCTTTGGTTGCTATCGTAGAAAGGTGGAACGCATTTGCCAAGATACGACAAGATTTGTTTGGCATTATAGACTTACTAGCAATAGATATTAAAGGTAACACAGTAGGAATCCAAGTCACTAGCTACAGTAACATTAGTGCAAGGGTAAAGAAGATGGAGGATAGTGATGCTATTCACCATTTAAGAGAAGCAAATTGGGTGCTACTTGTTCAAGGGTGGCATAAGAAGAATAACAAATGGGTATGTAGAGAAGTAGATATTAGTTAAGGAGATTAATATGGTAGCAATAGTTATAGCTTTAGTTTTAATAATAGCAATAGTAATTGATAACATTTTTACATAGGAAATTTAATGTCAAAATATACACAAGAAAAATACAAAGAGTTTGCTTTAAGAGCAAAAGAATTTATAGCAAAGAATCCTGATGCTAGTAGAAAAAGAGTTGCTGATTATGCAGGAGTTCATGCAGGAGCGTTAGATAGATTAAGTAAAGATTATGGATTTACAATGCCTAAAGCACTCACTCCACAGCAAACAAGGAGAGCAAGTAACTGGGGAACAATACTGGGTGGGTTAAGTAAAAAGTGAGGATTGCTAGGCTCATGGACATACTAGATGATTGGGCAATATGGATGAAAAGAGATAGCCATAGACTTGGTTATCCTAGCAAGTCATCTTACTTCTCTACAGGTGGAGAGTCTACATCAGAAGTCTTTGAGGATATGGTATCTAAATCTGATATGGAAAATATAAAGATTGTAGATGCTGTAATAGATGGACTTCCTAAAGCACAAAGAACTGCTATTAACTATCGGTTTCTTGGTGGTAAAAAGCCTATGTATTACGAGAGAGATTTAGGATTAGCAATAGATAACTTATTAACTATTGCAGGGAGAAGGATATATGCCTAATACATTTAAAGAAGACTTAATTGTAGGGCAAGAAGTAGAGTCTTTAGTTCTTAATAAAATAAAAAAGAAATATCCAAAAGCATACTCAATAGAAGGTTATTGTAAAGAATATGATATATGGATTCCTGAATTAAATTATGGTATTGAAGTAAAACAAGATGCTAAAAGTAATTACACAGGAAACATTGTAATAGAAATAGAGATGTTTAATAAACCTTCTGCTTTAATTACAACAAAAGCAAAGTATTGGATATTTTATGACCAAAAGAAATTTGTTATTATTGAGGTTAGAGATATTTACAATTGTATTTTGCAAAATCAATACAAATATGTAGAATTTGTTGGTAATGGAGACAATGAAAAGAAAAAAGCATTTCTTGTAAACAAAAAGCTATTATATAGCTATGGTAAGGAGTTTTAAGATTTAAGAGTCATATTCGGTAGGATTAAGGTGTATAGAGTCTACAATCATTTCTACGCTAGAGCCATCACTTAAAAATATAGTCATTGTATTTTCACCATAAACAATATCAACATCATCTATAGTTTTATCCATCATGTGTTCTGCTATAAGCAATATGTCCATCATTGTGAGTAAATCATTGTTCCTTTTTTGTTAATGATTAACGCTTTTTTCCTAGCACTCTTTCCATTCTCTGGAAAAGCAATATGAACCCATTTATCAAACTCCAGAATAATCTGGTCATAAAGAATATCAGACCTAAAAATAGCATCCACAATGTCATCAGGGTCACCGAACTTTGGGCAAGTAAAGTCGCAAGCCAGTCCTCTAATGTGTGCCGAAGTTGGCTTACTGCCGAGTAATGTATTAAGCTCCAAACAACGATAGCCACTGCTAATAAGTATAGGATTATTATTAAGTAGTTCTCTAACATTTTCCATGCTCCATGCTGTTATTAATAGATTATCTAACACCTCGTCAGATGGTGTGTTATCTATATCTTTTCTTGCTGCTGTCTCGCTAAAAGTTAATTCTTCTACAGTAAAATTAGGAGATGCTTTTATCATTTAGTTAAACCTTTTATCTTTTCCAGTGTCCTTAATCCTGCAATTCCAAGCATAGCAAATACAAGCTCAAGTAGTATTTCTGAATCTATTGTTGGTAATGTTTGTGCTGTTCCATCTAAATGGTCTATCCATGTAGCTAAAGGATGACCAATAAATAACCAAAAGACTCCCAATGCACAAGACCATCCAATAGCAGGTCGCCATCCAGCAACAAATAAATTTTGATGAGCTGCTTCTACTTTATTTATTTCTGTTTGTGCTAATAATAGTTTGTTAGCGTTATCAGTAAGAGACTTCTCTATCTCTCTCTTTGCTTTTGCGTTAGCGTTCTTGTCAGGAACAACCTTATCAATTACATTCCCAATCAATGGTAATAATGCTTGTATCATTATTTTTTACTCCATACATTTGACATAGCAAGACATAATAGTCCTGCTCCTATTCCTGTAACAATTGCTTCTGTAGATGCTCCACCAAAGTGTGTTGGATGAGTCATTATATCTGCAACGGCTGTAAAGAATCCTATGATTCCAGCCATAGCAAACTTGTTATCTGACCAATCTTTGTTACCATAAATAACAACAGCTAAAGTAGCTACTGCTGCAATGACACCTACCTGTAATGCCTTACCCCAATGACCTAAAGTAATAGCTAGTAGATTGCCTTGTGTCATCATAACCATACAAGAGGTAGTGCTTTCAGATAATCTTTTTAAAAAAATGTTTAATTTGTCCATTAATATATCCATCCATAAATTAAACAAGCAATGATAGGTGTAATAGGTAATACAGCTAATAAGGCTAAAGCTAGAGTAATAGGCTTAAACAGTATTTTTTTTAGTTTATCCATTGTTTAAACAGTATAGTAACTAATGAGGATATAAACGCAGCGATTGCCATACCTGCCCAAAAGCCACCTTTAGATTGATTAGCTAGTGCTAACATTGCTTTCATATCTCTTGCAAGTTCATCTTGGCTTTTCTGTAGATTATCTATCTGCTCTTTCATTCTTCCAAATTCTTCTGGGTTAATATCAGGCATTATTGATTTCCTTTATCTAATGGAGCTAATAGAGAAGCAAGTCCTGCACTGCCCAATGTAACATTACTTGGTCTAGGTAATCCTACATTTGGAACTTGCAATAAACTTCTAATACCTTTAGGTTTAGGTTTTGTAATTGTTGAGTTTACAATTCCCTTTTGTATATTAGGCTTCATAAGAGAGCGACCTGAAAACATTTTTAAAGCTGCTGGCAAAGAAAGTAATGCGTTACCTGTACCAAATCCGTAGGCAGAAAGACCAACATCTAAAACAGAAAATGGTGATGCTTCTGCAAATTTAGGATTCTTTGCTAAAGAAGGAAATCCTTTATAAAATTTTGCTACTTTTGTTACGCTTGGCTCTACTAATCTTCTTTCGTAAGCTAATTTAGATATAACTCCTGCATCTACATCTCCAGTAACATCATTAAGTGCTTTTTGAACTAAATGAGCTTTTGATATTTCTGTCCTAGCATTTTTTAATTTAGGAATTAAATCTTCTCTTTTATTATATTTAGCTGTTCTTAATAATTCTCCTTCTAATTTTTCTACTACTGAATCTAATAATTTAGCAGCATCTCTATCTTCAACCCTTCCATTTCTTTTAACAGATTGCCAATATGCTTGAGCTCTTTTTCTTGTTGACATTAAATCTCTTAATATTTGTGCACCATTTCTATACTCTTTTAAAACAATATCTTCTCTATTTTTACCTCTTATTAATACTGGTGAGCCATCTTCATATTTAACTCCTGTATCAAATGTAGGGTCTTTCTTTCTGACAATAGGGGGTGGTGCTGGAAGCTCATCTACTTCTGCATATATCTTTCCATTTCTTTTTCTTATTACTTCTAATAATTTATTGTCTAAAGGAGTCTTTTTGTCAATACCAAGATATTCTCTTATTAAGTTATTAGTTACTTTTTGATTTGCTTCTTGTGCTCTTTCAGTAATCTTGCTACTACCTATTGTAGATTCTTTTATTCTATCTTTGAGAGGAGCACCTTTAACACTACTCGGTATTAATTTATATCCTGCATCTGTTGAGTCTTTTGCAATTTTATTAAATTTAAGATTTTGATTAAATTCAGTTAATTGTTCTGCATAAGGTTTATTTACAAATTTTTGTATTTCTTCATTTAATTTATCTGTAGCAGTTGCTCCACGCATATCTTTTTTGGCAACCTTTTGTATGCCAGACATTCTTGACAAATTGCTAAATTGTGATGTAGCAGGTAACGCACCTAAATTTTCAGTAACAGTTTTATAATATTCTGCACCTTTTTTTGATGGGTCATATTTATAAAATTTATCTTGCTGCAATCTATCTATAAATGGAACATCTACCTTACCAAAACTTACATCAGAACCTGTACCAACAGTAGGAACACCTAAAAAATCAAGACCAGTCTGTGTACCTGCAACACCTAAATTTAATAATTCACTGCCAATTTTTAAAGGTACTTCTGCAATATTTTTTGCAGATTTAGTAATTCCCTTTAAATTATATAGACTTGCTTCTTGAGCAAGTTTTTCTTTAGATGGTGTAATTTTAGGGTATGGAGCTGACTGTGCATCTCTTTCCCCATAATCTGGAAACTCTTTTCCATAAAAAACTTTATTAAACAAATCTCCAATCGGGTCTCGTTTCATGTATTGTGACGCAAGATTAACTGATTTTTGTCTTAATGATAAATCTCTTTCAACTGAAGGTAATTCTACTTTATTACTCATAGGTGTAGGTATAGATGGGTCAGCAGCATTTTTTAATAGAGTTAATCCTTCATCAGATACTTTAGTTATGTCATTTTCTTTTAATGCTTGTAAATCTTCATCACTAAATGCAGATAAATCCATTATTATTTACCCCCCCTTCTTCTCTTTTGTTCTTCTTCAATTTGTTGGAAAGTAGGTAGTCCTGTATTAGTTGTAGTAGATTGTGTTGTAGTAGATTGTGTTTTATTTTCTGTTGCAGGGTTTCCTGTCATTGCTTCTATAGCAGAATTTTTATTAGCACCAAAAAATAAATTCTCATCAATTTGTATTGGAGTTATAGCTTGTTTACCCATAGCTCCAAAACCTCTATTTATTTGGTCATTGTACTGTTTTACTTTTTTAGCATAAGATTTATATTTACTTGCCATTACTTCACCAATAGCTTTTTGAACACGAGCTGGATTATTAAAAGCTGTTTTGGGGTCTCCACCTAGCTTCTGAACAATTCTATAAGCATCTTGTTCTGTCATAACACCACCACCAACAGTTTCTACACGAAGCCTTCCTAATAATCCTTGCATACGACCTTCTTGTAATCTTTGCATTAATTCTTCTTCTGTGTATTCATCAGCATTAACATTAAAAAATGCTTTTATTGCTTCACTTGCTTGATTAGCGAGTTTTGGCAGACCACTAGGTAAATTACCTGCTGTTTTAATATAGTCTGCTAATTCAAGAATAGCTGTATCTTCATTATTAATTTCTATTTCTAGTGCATCCATTTTATCTATTGATTTGGTAAACTTACCTTCTTGACCTATATTTATATATGTCATACCATCATCACCAAACATATCTTTACTTACTGGTACACTTTCTCCATTAACTACTGCTCTGTTAGGTACTTTCTTTAACTTATTAAAATGTATTGGATACATTTCTCCTGTTTTTTTATTTTTTGCAAAATAGGTGGTTTTTAATATATTGCTACCATCAGGTGTGTCAGGCATATTAACTAATACAGCTCTAGCATCTGCATCACTTCCACCAGCTTGTTTAATTTTAATTGATTCTTGTACAGAAGCAGGAGTGTATTTACTTTGAGATTCTTTTGCAAATATACTTTCATTTTGTTTTGCTAACAATGCTTTTAATTGTGCATTGGTCATTGCATTAGATGCTAATTTATCAAAAGGTTTTTGAGCTGCTCCTATACCTGCTATTCCTGCTTTAGCAACATAAGGTAAAACTGTTCCATAATCTCCAGTTTTAGGTTGAGCAAGATAACTTAAACCTGTATTTAATAGACCTTGAAATATAGATTGTCTGTTAGCATCTTCTAATGCTTTTTTATACCCTGCTTCATCTCCAAGCAATCCTAATGATGCTAATTGTTTTAAATTTGAATCAGGACTTGCACCAAATATATTAGTGTCTTCTGGTATTAAGTCTTTTAAATAGTCTAGGGGATTAGCCATACATTCTTTCCTCGTATAATTTTCTTGGGTCTTTTACAAAACTTGTATTAGGTGCTTGTACATTTATTGCTAAAGGAGCACCGATTGTAGGTTCTTTAGCAGGTCTCATTTGTGGTGGTGCTACTTGTAATGTAGCTTGTGGTGGTGGGGATGTTACTGTATCTATTGCTTGACCACCTAGCATACCCATAGATAACTTGTCACTCAATGACATATTCTCATAATTTTCATTAATAAAATCTGTTGCAGGACTTATAAAGTCTTGTACATCAGTAATTCCTTGACTTAAATTTCTTTTTCCCATTTCAAATAAACTTGGATTTGCAGTTGCTTCTGCTAAAGTAGAAGGACTTAATAAAGATGTTGGAGTAGTAGCAATATCTAATGCACCTAAACTATTAGATGTCATCATATTAGCTGGAGATGTTCCAAGTATTCCTACTTGAGATGTTGCAGCAGGTATAGAGCTTACTCCCTGCATACCACCTGCCATTTCTGCTGCTGTTAGTTCTGGAGCTAATGCACTTGCAAAAGTACCTGTACCTAAAGCACCTAAACCTGTTCCTAATGCTAATCCAGTAGTTCCACGACCACCCATTAATCTATCAATAGCATAGCCACCTGCCATGTATGGTATCATTGCCATTACTTACCCCCACCTGATGAAGTTGTAGTTTGATTAACAGGTGCTGGAGCACCATATGCAGCTGATAAATAAGATTGTAACTTGCTGTAAGGTTTATTTTGTTCAAACTCAAATCTACCAATATCAGACTGTAATTTCTGTCTATCATAATCTTCTTGAGTAGCACCTACATTCATAAGTTGTTGTATATCTGAATAATCTGCTGCTGCCATTTGTGGTGCTGATGCAATAGCAGCATCTTGCCTTGCTCTTTCTGCACCAAAGTTACTGTAAGCTAATTCTGCTGCTCTGTTAGTTAAAGCGTTTGCTAGGTTTTCTGATGCTTGTGATTCCATTTCACCCATAGCACCTGAACCATATCTACCAGAAGCTGCTGTTCTGCTACCAATATCTCTTATAGCTTTGTTAAATTCTGTAACAGCAGGTTTAGCTGCACTTGCCATCATTGCAGAAAAGTATGGGTTACCTGCTGATAATCTGTCGCCTTGTATTGTGCTTAACTGTTGTGCTTGAGCTGCTGGTACTAATGGACTACCAGTTCTTGCTCTATCACCTGCTAAACCTAATGCTTCTGTTGTCGTTGCTGATGCTGGAACATAAGTTGCATCAGGGTAATAATCTGGTGATTCCTTTTTATATAAATCTTTAGCTTCATCTAAACCATAGGTTATGTATGGCAAAATAGCAGGGTCAATACTTTGTGTTGTGGTTTGAGATTGACCACCACCACCTTTATATTCACGCAATCCAGTCACAGGATTAATAGACCCTGAACCACCATGTGCTTTTAATAAATTAGCTTCCCATGTATTAACATGAGCAAGTTCGGTATCACCCTCTCTACCTAGTTTGCCTAAATCTTTTGCTAACCAGTTATATAACCATATTTTTAACTTAATCATTCTAGTTTCAACTCCATTAATTGATATTTTTTTTCGTAACCATATAGCCTGTTCCATAATCTAGCTATACTCTCAAATTTAGTAGAACCCTGTATTGCAGTTCCACCATTTTGTCTGACCCAAGTTTTAAATTGTTCAAACCCTGCCTTTGTATTTTTGCCACCTATATAAGTAATATAAGCCACTCTGTCGTTAGGATAGTTAATCCATTGAACAGTAACAGCCACATAACACTTATCTTCTTTCATTAGTAAAAGTAATTGTTGCTGACCTTGTGTTAGCAGTAATTTTAATTGACCACTAACAAACTCCCCGTTACCTTTGTCTAATGCTTTTTGTAATAAAGGTTCTGCAAGATACCAAAATCTTTGCACTTGATTCGTAGGCACTACATAGAGTTTCATAAAATTTATCCAACAATGATATAATCCAATTCTACATCACTATGTCCATGATTTCTATGACCTATTACAAAACTGCCTTTGGCTTTTGTTTTGATATAAATGTGGTCTGTCTCTCCTGCTGCATTTTCACTTCTAGGTGAAAACACAATAACAGAATCAAAACCTGCCCTTTCGTTATTAACTGTAGTTTCTGTTCCAGATGTGTTTAAAATAACAGTGCCACTATTATTGGTTTTACCATTCATAGCATTGTTTACCACTTCAGATACTAATCTAGCATCTCCCCCTTGATAGGGAAGTGTACGATACATTCTAGGCATTATCTATTGCCTTGTGGTTTTATATCTACATCTACTGCCATAGCTGTTGTCCAGTTACCTGTAGGTTGTACATTAAATCTATGATACCTACCTGCACTCCTTAAGCTACACCTACCCTCTGTTGTAGCAGGAACAAATGCACTAAATCCAATAGTATCATCTAACTCTCTACGACTAGCTACGGCAACCTGTGCTGTGCCATTGTCTATTTGTGGTCTGGCTAGTGTAGCTACAGAGTTATAGCCAACTTCTATATCCGTTGTAATTAATTGTGGTGTTATAGATTCGCCTGTAAATACTGCAAGTTTGTCTTGTTTTGCACCTGCAAATAAAAACTTACCTCCAATAAATAATCTGGAATCTAGTGATGCAGGCATAGTGTCTATGTCTGTATAGCCTAAAGCAGACTCTAAAGTTTCTAATGTTTCTCCTAATGTAGCAATAGTACCTACGACATCTGATGTAGTTTCAGCTCTTGACCATTTTTGTAGCTGCCAATTATAAATAAGTATTCTTCTGTTACCATCTACATCAGCATAGTTCCATACAACAAGATTTTTAACAGGGTCTATAGCAACACTTATTGTATTTATTTGTGTTAAATCTACTCTACTAAAAAACCACCTATCTACTTTTTCTAATCCTATATTATTAACTGTTTGACCATCTGTTGAGTAAAATCCATCATCTGCTAAAAAGAAAGTAATGTTTCCATACCTAGCAACAGAGTTACCTTCTAAACAACCTAATCCACTTGAGATAGTATCAAATTGCCAGAAAAGAGGACTACCTACATATGAGCAACGAACTACAGATTTTTCTAACAACACAACACCAAACTCACCACCTGTAATAGCTTGAACATTACCGCCATCAGGAATTATTTGAAAGTCACTTTGACTTGTAGCACCAGATACCCAATCAGTTTCATCATTAATATCTGACCATTGCACCTTGTCTGGTTCTGTTCCACCTAGCAAATTTCCTGCAAAAACAAAATCACGAATTACAGCAATGTCTTTAGCTATAGGAGCTGCTACTGCTACATCTGCAAATGTACTTGATACACCTATTGTCCATGTTTGTATCTTTTGCGTATCGTTACAAGCTAATACAACATTACCAAATTGTTCAAACTTCCATGTGCCATTACCACCATAACCACCTGCTTTAGACACATCAGTAAGGTTAAGTGTTGCAATATCTAGTTTAAACAGCTTTGTAGCACCACCTGCAAATACCTCTACATTAGCACCAAACTTTGCTACAAATATATTGTTAATATTTTCACTAGCAGAATTAGAAAAATCTACTGCACTAGGGAAAGCACCATAACCAATACCAACAGGAAATACATTTTTAGCATCATTTAAACTACCTGCGTTTGCTGGTTGGTCTGGTAGCCAATCTGTAAATTGTAATCTTTTTGTTGTCATATTATAGTTTCATTATGTATGCAAGAGCATAGTAAGGAGGTAAGTTAGCGTTAGTTGCACTTGTTCCTGAAGATGCTGTAGTAAATGAGTGAGTATGATTACCAATACTACCTGTTGATTGTCCTGATAATGCTTTCCATTGTTGATACTCGTTATCTCTATCAATATCACCTGTTCCAGCTACTGCCTGAACTAAATAATGTGGTATTGAATGGTTGTGTGAACCTCCTCCGTTAGTTGTTCCTGTGTGAGTGTGGGAGGGTAAAGTTGCATCTGCACTACCACCTGTTGCATCTACTGCATAAGTGCTACCTGCACCTACTACAAATCTATCTCTTAAATCAGGAGTTCCTGACGAGCCATTACACAATGCCCAACCACTAGGTATAGTTCCTGTAGAACCTGACCATAACATTATCATGCCTGTTACAAAAGCATCACCCCAAGTTGGTGTTGCTGCTGAACCACTAGAGACTAAAACTTGTCCTGATGTTCCTACAGCATTATCTAACTGTAATGAACCTGTAATGTTTAATGTACCAGCACTTGTCCAACTATCACCACTAGAGCCATCCTGCCAATTTTTAATTTGTGCCATTGTTTCACGAATAGCATTATTAATGGTACTGGGAGGACACCCCTCATTTATGTTAATTGAGTTTATGTCAGTATTATTTGCTGCAACACTGTCCCATTGTGATACTTTAGTTTTTGCCATGTTTTATCCTTGTCGTTTCCAATCGTTAGTTCCTACTGTTGAATCAGTCCAT